CGCCGTTCGCATCCACAAACTCCCGCGCCCAAAAATGTACATGGTGCAAGATAAAATTTTCCAACTGTTCTTGGTTCAACGGTAACTTAGACATAATCCGCCTCCTCGGCCCACACCTCAGTAGCATCAGGGTCACTGGTCCACTCACCTTGGTTCATCTCGTACAGCTTATCCATCGCGTCCACCTCACTCTCGGCTTCAATCAACACATGGTATGTTTCAAATCTCATAATTTTATACAGCATCTTCTTCCTCCTCACGATAAACAAAACCCTCTGGCACATCGTCATCGTAACCAAGCCAACCGTCCATCTCAGCTATGCCCAAGGTGAATGCGTTAAGTTCCGCCTCAGTATCGAAGCTGTATGTGATAGCCTCTTGCCCATCTTCGGGACACTCGCCCCACAAAATCGTAATCTTATGCATCTTCTTCCTCCTCATCCAACTCAGGTTCCCAACACTTGTCGTCGCCGTTGAGGTACTCGCCCTCGAACAAACCACCCTCGTCCTGATAGTCAGCGTCAACACTGATACCCATCTCATACAACTTGTCCCACACAGGAATAGGCGGAGCCCACGCCGTCCAACAACTAAAACTAAACGATGCCTTCATGCTAAACGGCTCAACATCCTCGTCGTCATGAACCGTCAAAGGCTGCGTGATCTCAACGTCCACAACATCCCACTTCGTACCCCAGTTCTTAACTCGCCAGTCATACCAACCCTCAACCTCAAACCCCTGCCATTGGGTCTTGGGCGCAAGCCACTGCTCAAACGGCATCGGCTTCACAACCTGACAAAACTCTGGGTCAGCCTTGGTTAAATGATCATACAGTTCCTTCACCAAGAACCTCGGCCCATGGATGTGGACCCCCTGATAACAATGATTAGGCATTATCACACCTCCTTTTTGCAAAGAAAAAATGCCAGAAGAGATATGTCAGTTTCCCAGAAACCGTTCGCCCATTCTGACCATTTGTTGTGTGCTTCTTCTTCAGTGTTGGCAGGGATCGATGTTTCAAAGAAATCACCGCCCTCAACTTCACGCCATGTAAAAGTAAATGTAGTCATAGATCTTTCCTTCTTTACTTGTTGATAGCTTGTAAGTTAATGGGTCTCGGTCCTTTTGTCAAGTGGGGATCTAAAATACAAAGATTACATATATACAGTCTGAGCTAGATTTTTTGAAAAAATATTTTTTTCAATCCAAATCTGGTGTATTCACCGTAATCAGTGTAATCACCCATTGAAAACATTGGAAAAACTGCCCTGAAGTGATTACAAAATGATTACAGTGATTACACTTTTGTGGAAAAATTCCCTATAGTAGAGTTGCACTGGGTGCATGGCCCCCTTTGCAAATGCATAGCTCATCCAATCTATTGAAAACTTTTTGCCCTTGGTTTAACTTGTGGTTAGAACACAACGAGGCAGACATGGCATCCCTTGAGAAGAAGATTGAACAACAACACGGTCGCCAACTGACCAACCGACAAAGAACCTTTGCTCGACATGTAGTCGAAGGCATCTACTCGAATGCTGAATGTGCGAGGAAGGCAGGGTTCTCTGCTGAAGCTGCTAACGTATCGGCATCCAAACTTTTGAATGGTCGTGATTACCCTCACGTTCTGGAATACATACAAGAACTTCGAGAAGAAAGAGAACGGCGGTATGGTGTGACAACCATCGGACAGCTTGAACGTCTGCATAAACTCTCGCTTGGTGCGGAAGATGCAGGACAATTTTCTGCTGCTATCAATGCCGAAAAGATCCGCTCTGCTTTGGGTGGTTTGACCGTTGATCGAAGAGAAAACATCAACACCATTGATCAGATGTCGCGAGATGAAATCACTGCCAGACTGGCTGCATTGCAGAAGCAATATCCGCAAGCGTTTGTGATCGAAGGAACAGCAAAGGATATTACACCAGATGAGCAAGGGACCAGAGGCGAACTTTTGGCAATCGATCAGGACGAACCTACCGAAGAAGTGCTTCGCAACGAGGATTGAAAACAAGCACGGCGGAGGTGTACCTGATGTCCATATCGTATGGGACAGCATACCCTTCTGGATGGAATTGAAGGTAGCAAAATCCAATAAGGTAAATATCTCTCCTCACCAAGTTGCTTGGAATATGGCATATTGGGCCCGAGGTGGTCTAAATTTTTACTTAGTAAAGAGGGCCTCTACCCAAGAGATACTTTTATTTGGGGGAAATCAGGGGCCCGAGGTCCGAGATCAGGGGTGTCTTGCGCCCTGCGCCCTGCGCGTTGGCTCTGTTCCTGACTTGTTCTGCGCCCTGCGCCCTGTTTTAACTGGTTTGTTGCGCCCTAACCGTGGGCTCCGAGCGGTGGGCGAATAAAAAAAGGGGGCCGTGGCCCCCTGGTCTTTAGTGTTCTACTATCGCGATTGATTTTGCTAGGCTGGATCCCTTGCAAAGTTTGCAAGCGGTGCATTGGACGCGGCGTCCAGCTTCTTTTGACGCTGGGCATAGTGCCTCGTTTGTTTTGTCGATGTCGCCAAGATCCGCGATTACTCGGAATGTCCGGCGTCCGGCTTTCCAATGTGCGATTGCTTCGCTGTGGCTGTCCGCGCTTTGCATTGCGATATCTGGACGCCAAGGTTTCTGGTGTGTGTAGGCTGTCCAAGTGTCCGCTTCTGCTAGTAATTCGTCCCACACTTCGGACGGCACGGCGGCGGGATCGCCATATGTCCCGACGCGCACGAACCTATCGCGGCCCATGGTGCGCGGGTCGCCCTCTTTATAAACGCCGCGCTTGTATGATTTGAAAACAATCAAGACACCTTGCCCAAGATTCACGTAGCACTTGCGCTTTTTGGCAATCTTGCGCTTGGGATCCGTGGTAGGTTCGCCGCGCATTGGGCAATTGCCACAGATCGAAACGTCCGCGCCCGTTTTGCTGGCTTCCAGCGGATTAATATCCGAGCGCAAGATGTAGGTTTGCACAACGTGACCAGTCTTTTTGTTGCGCTTTGAATAGGTCGCGATAACGACTATTGGCTTTCCATCCAATAGGCTTGGCCCGTTGTAGATGATAGCGTGTTTCATATTGTCTCCTTTCTAGTTAACAGTTTGATAATAACAGATTGTACGCAGTGCACAAGTTTTATTTGTCTTGCGCCTTGCGCGCTGGCCCTGCGCCTTGCGCCTTGCGCCCTTTCAAGAGTGCATGGATTAGCCTGGCTTCTTTCTTAGATATTGGTAGCCTGGATGTTTTGATAGCCTGGTCAACTGCTTCTTTGTTATACGTTGCCATAAAAAATTAGGGGGCCGAAGCCCCCCCTCCCTAGTTAAGTTCGTAGTCTATCGACGCGCGGATGTCTTCCAAGATCTGCCGCCTTACTGTTTCCAACTTCTGCCGGATCTTGCTGTCCGCAGGCAATTCCTGAATTACCAAGCCAAGCTCGCCTAGATCAATGCGAACTTCTGCCTCAAGATTCCGGTGTGAAGTGTAACCTTTTTTCATGGTCTTTCCTTTCTGGTTAACTAGGCCCTATTGCCTATACCTGACACTACCAAACCAGGAACAAGCTGTCAACAATTAATTGCCACTCGGTAATGGTTGCCAGGTGGCAACGATCTTGCGCCTTGCGGCCTGCGCCTTGCGGCCTGCGGCCTGAACGCCAAAGCCCCAGGCGCTTGCGCACCTGGAGCAAAGGAAAGACAGCCCATTATCCCAAGGGCCAGGGGATTAGTTTAGAGTTTGAGGATCCGCCACTCGCCATTTTCCGGTAACGTCATTGTCCTACGCTCGATATATGTAAATATCTCATGGCTACGTGAGTCCCAGCCATCTTTCCTAGACCATGCGAGACTCGGTTTTTTCGGATTGATAATTATATAAAGACGGTCAAATAACATCATCTTTCGATGATCCATGCACCGATGCAGGCGATGATGATAAATCCGCACAAGAATATTAGAATAGCCATGGTCTTTCCTTCCTAATGAAAAGCCCAGGCGCGGAGACTTCCATCTATCGCAGCGCCTGGGCGTGGGTTGTTTATACGCTGTATTCGTCGCGCCATTCAGGTTCAGCATCTACAAGGATCCCGTTCTGAATTACTTCGGAAGCGTACCCGTCGCCAAGCTCATCGCGAAAGTCAGTCATAGGCGATGATGTAGCTAGGAACCACCGAGCATATGGATCTTTACGCTCGGCGTCAGAATGCTTGTAAGTCTTTAAGACTTTCCATGTCCAGCCAGTGCGCGGATCAGAGTATACCGCATATGGGTTGTCAGCTTTACGTGTTTTTCCGAATGATGTTCTAGGCATGTTCTTTCCTTTCTTATTGAACAAGTAGAGTATGCCCCACTTTAAAGCGGGGCACAAGTCTTTTTATCGCATCATAACCTCGGCAGCGTATCTCAGGCGGCGGTCGATATCCGCTTTGAATTTTGCTTTGGTGAGCGTTGATGCATTGGTATGTAGACCGATATGATCTTTCACGTCTTCGGGTGTTATTGGACGGCGCTTTCCGTTTTGGTTTAGCCATGTCCCGTGAATGGTCTCGATCATATAGCAGCGGGTGTAGAACTCTTTCCAATTGTCTTCGGTGATTTCGTTCATTGCCACTGACATGGTGCCCCAGATTAGAGCGTTGGTGATGGGCCAGATAGCATCGTCTTTGTAGTCCGCTGCCACTTTGGTTAGATCATAATTTAAAGCCATTGTCTTTCCTTTCTAGTTGATGGGTGGGGGCCGCAGCCCCCTGTTGATTAGATCCAAGTGAAGCGTTTCTGGATATGTTCCTTGCGGATATGTTCCTTAATGGTCACTTCCTTGAATTGTGCGAAGCCCTCTTCCACTGCTAATTCGCGGCGTGATTGCTTCAGGATCTTGAGCTCTTTTTCGATTTGGTCGATCATTTCGAGCTCGGCAGTAAGATCAGCGCGGAAATCGTTGCCTTCGCTTTGGCTCTCGATCATTGTGCGGATCATAAAGTTATTGAACATTGTCTTTCCTTTCTGGTTAACTGGCCCCTCCCATCGAAGGGCCATAACGTAGTTATGGGGCCTAGAATTGAGAATGTCAACAGGTAAAATACAATTAATTACAATTTTTTACAATTATTTTCCCAATAATGACAGCAGCTGAACGCTGCAATGCAGCACGATCAGGGGTTACTTCGCCGCATCGCAGCGACCCGCAGCGCGACCCGCGACCCCCGCACCCCCCGTTTCGGGGGGTGGCGCTGCTGTATGCGTGTTATATACA